TTCTTACTTCCAGTGCAGTATCCACGCCAGTTGCAATATCTACACTTTGTTTGTGTACAAATACATAAATCAAGAATTTAAGAGGGTTGTATCCAATCTCTTTAAGGACATTCCTAACAATGTGTCGGATGTCTATTTTCTCGCTGCAGGAGATCTCGCCCGCCACGATAATTTTTCCTTTAGTAGCCATAACCTCACAAGCTATGCGTGATGCTTTATCTTTTCTAAGACATGCATCTAAAATATTGTCAGCAATAATATCGCACAGTTTATCAGGATGCCCTGCACATACACTTTCTGCTGTTAAATATCTCTTACTCATTACACATCTCCTAATCTTTATTTGCCTCTACGGGCAGTCAACAGTCGTTCCATCACATCATCCTGTGGATTTGCACCAGAATACTCTGTCGCACAGTTTTCACGAACAATCTGATATATTTCCATCCAGAGTCTGTTGGTTTGACTCATAAAATTATGGCTCATGGAAACGTATGGACTTTGGATAGCGTTGCCAGTAGTTGGATGCTTAGCAAGAAAACCAAACTCACTTATTGCTTCCTCACACTGTATCCACCTAGCAGCACTCATGGCATATCTTTCTAATAGCTGTGGTAGAACTAGATGTGCACACCCTCGCTCCTCAAGCCATTTCCACGTAAGCTCATAAATTTCGCTAGCTACTAAGGTTTTACCATCCTTTTGTACTGCTGAAAGCATAGCCCTTGGCTGTGGCATCTCCTGCCCTTGAAGTTCTGCGGTATTTTTAAATTCAATAACTTCCAGTTTTCTTTTTCCGGGATTTCCCTCAGCAATTTTATCTATAAGTGCTTTCTTTTTCTGACCAGATCCAATACGGGCACCACCTCGATTTGTACCATCTTTGGCCATTAACTCACCTCATTTCTTATTAAGGGGGTATTACCCCGTTTGAAACTGCGACTTTTTGCACGAATCCCCACGCCCGTTGCACATTTAAATAGCTGTGGAGATATGACTCCCCCTACCGGGTTCCCCAACGGTCTCCATCTCTTGCTGTGATAGCTGAGTGACAAGGAGTACAAAGAGCCATTAGGTTGCTTTCATCGTGTGTCCCACCTCGTGCCAAGGGAAGGATATGGTGCACTTCAGTTGCTGGTGTCAGCTTTCCTTGTCTTTTACACTCTTCACATAGTGGATGGGCTGTAATGTAACGGTCACGTATTCTTTTCCATGCACGACCGTAACGCTTCCTCGTTTCAGGATCTCTCTGATATTTTTCATAACGAGAAGCTTCTTTTTTTGTATGCTCCGGACAAAAGCGTCCATCTGTCAGTTCCGGACAACCAGGATAAGAACATGGTCTTTTTGGTTTCTTTGGCATTTCGCACCTCCTTTGGACATACAAAAAGCCCCCGCGGTATTTCCACGAAGGCTCTCTACAATTTTTCACAATACCATTGTATTATGGATTTCTAATAAAATCGTCCATGATATTACTCATTACTTTCCATAGAGTAGTAGCGCAAGATGCTGAAGCGCTCGATTCTTTTTGTTGTATGCAGAAGAACGTTCAATATTGAAGTGATCACAAATGTTATACACTGCATCAATCTGCTTTTGTTCATCATCCAAATAAAACTCCTTTAACACATACTGCTCATCTTCTGTTAAAGCATCCCATGCCGGTTGAAACCAGTCCATGTATTCCAGTGCTTGACGATAACGTTCTTTCAATACATCAATTTCATTGATGCAGGCAATGAGCCTTTTCTCTCCAGCTTTTGGATCATGGGTCGATGGCATGCCATTGATAACTGGAGAAGCTGGGGAACTCATTTCTTCGTTGAGGGTTGCAATGTCCTCATCGGTATGTTCTATGATGTACTTCATACTGCTGTAATCTTTTAGGGCGTTAATTGCCGCTGCTCTTTTATCTAAATATTGCCAGACAATGTTCATTTTATCAGACCTCCTTTAGTGTGGCTTTAACCGCATCTATCAGTGCGGATTGAGTATTGTTTTTATCATTTAGGGCTTTCATTACACGTTCATCAATGGTGCCTTTGGAAATCAAGTGATGAATCACTACCGTTTCTTTTTGTCCTTGCCGCCAAAGACGGGCGTTGGTTTGCTGATAAAGCTCTAGACTCCAAGTTAGACTAAACCATACAAGAGTTGAACCTCCAGCTTGCAAGTTCAGTCCATGTCCTGCTGATGCTGGATGGATGACTGCAATGGGGATTTCTCCATCATTCCACCTCTTAATAGAATCGCTAGTGGATAATACCTCAACCTCAAAGCGCTTTTGTATTCGAGATAAATCATGCTTAAACCAATAAGCAATTAGAACTGGCTTGCCATTAGCGGCTTCGATTAAGTCTTCCAGTGCATCCAGCTTGCGGTCATGTATATGAAGGACTGTACCTTGGTCATCATAGACCGCTCCGTTTGCCATCTGCAGGAGTTTTCCCGAAAGAGCTGCTGCATTGGCTGCAGTAATTTCCTCGCCTTTAACCGTTGTAATTAAATCCCGCTTCATAGTGTCGAGGGTTTTCATTTCTTTTTCAGAAAGCTTTACATCCACTTCGTTTATAACCAGCTCCGGCAGCTTCAGGTAGTCTGTCCCTTTCATGCTAATAGTGATGTCAGATATTAGCCTATAAATTGCTTCTTCTGCTCCCGGTTTTGGCTTGTAGGAGAAGATCACTTGTTGATTACGTTTATCTGGTACAAAGTAATCCTCTCGATATCTGCCAATAAACCTGCCTAATCGCTGCCCCATATCTAATAAGCGATACTGTGCCCACAAATCCATCAATCCATTGGAGGATGGGGTTCCAGTAAGTCCTACTATCCTATTTACCTTTGGCCTGACTTTCATTAAACTTTTAAATCTCTTGGCTTGATGAGATTTAAAAGAGGACAGCTCATCAATTACCACCATATCAAAATCAAAGGTAAGTCCACTTCTTGAAATTAGCCATTCCACATTTTCTCGATTGATAATGTAGACTTGAGCTCTTTTCATAAGGGCTGTTTTTCTCTGAACCTCCGAACCAACTGCTACGGTGTATTTAAGCCCCTTTAGGTGATCCCACTTTTCAATCTCTGCAGGCCATGTATCTCTCGCTACTCGAAGTGGTGCAATAACCAGAACCTTACGAACGAGAAAACTATCCAGTGTTAAATCAAAGATAGCAGTTAAGGTTATGACACTCTTACCTAATCCCATATCTAAGAGCACTGCTGCTATGGGATGATTGAGGATATACTCAGTGGCATAAACCTGATATTCATGAGGCTTGTATTTCACGAAGTATCCCTCCAATCTGTTCTATATGATCCAGGCAGAACACCAAAAAACCAAGTGCCTCTAACTGTCTTTTTCGCTTTTCTTGTAGGGGTCTTAAGGTTTTACCAGGTGCTTTAACCTCTACAAAAGCTAGCTTTCTATTAGGTAAAAGAATCAATCTGTCTGGCATTCCATCAAAACCTGGTGATGCAATTTTAAGTGCAATACCACCTATATCTTTCACTTCTTTTACCAGTTGCTGTTCAATCTTTTTTTCTCTCATATATCCTCCATGTTCCCTAAATCCAAAAAGTCTCTATACGCGCGTATATACGCGTTTGTAGGTAATTTCTTCTTTTTGTCTTTAGGATTATTTTTAATAATAATTATTGGAACAATGGAACAGAGGTTATAAAGTAGCCTACTTTACAAGGGGCTGCCGCCTGTTCCGATGAGGTGTACCAAATGACCATTTTTGTTTCACCGGAACAGGTAAAATTTGTTCCAGAGAAAAAATTGTTCCATGTGTTCCAAACTGAATTACTCTTTTGGAACATAAACCCACTGTGGTCCATAAAGCGGGATACGTTCTTTTTTAACGAGACCTGTCCAGCCTCCAATACTCGCCATAATAGCTGATATTTCATTACCATCTACTCTTCGAAGGTTGGCTCGATCCTTTCCAAAGCATTCACACCAAATTTCCATATTAGAAACAGATTTTCGTTTCCAAACACCAACCCTTTGGCTTTCACCAAACTCAGTCCCGTTGATATAGGCTCGACGTTCATATAGATCCATGGTGTCCCAATCCTCAGGTAAAAGCATATCAAGGTACTCTCTAACCAAACCTTCTCGCTCATCGGACTCCATAGCTTCTCGCTGTTCTTCTTTTGCAAGCTTTTCAAGGCTAGCATCAAGGTACAATTTCTCTCCAGCCTTTACATAGGTAAGAGCCTCGGCCCATATCTGCAGAATTTCATCCTGCTTTAGCTGCCAAGATTTTTTTGTGCCATTTCCCGGGGTCTTTACCGGCCAAAAACGACGGTTTCCTGTGGTATCCCGTAAATAGCCTTTTTCAGCATTAGTGGTGCCAAAAAAGACACATTGTCTTAAGTGAGGAGTAGCTCTCTTGCCAAAGCTAGCTCGATAAATATCATTCTGGCGAGATAAGAAGCTTCTAAGTGTTTCTACTTCTGCTTTTTTTAGTCCAGCCAGCTCTCCAATTTCTAAAATCCAGTAACCTTGTAACTTTTCTGCGGCGGTCTTATCCTTGGTATCTGACAAGCTCAAACTATCAGAAAACCAGTCTCCACCTAACTTGGCTATAAGAGTACTTTTTCCAACTCCCTGCGGGCCATTTAAAACCAACATGGAATCAAACTTGATGCCTGGAGTCAGTACACGAGAAATCGCTGCACATAAAGTTTTTCTTGTCACAGCTCGAACATATGGATTATCTGATGCACCTAGATAATCGATTAGCAAGGTATCTATTCTAGCTACCTTATCCCATTCAGGGAGTGCTTCAATAAACTCACGAATCGGATGATAAGACCTGTCGTCAGCGACCTTCGCTACCGCTACATCATAGTTTCTTGCAGAGAAGGTCCCGTAGTGGGTGTCAATGTAGCTGATTAGCTGGGCATCATCTGCATCTCTCCAGAACTTTGATGGATGTGGCCAAGGAACCTCACCTTTAATTTCAAGGCTATCTGATAGCTGGTTAAATACTATGCCTTTTAGATTGGGATCATTTTCAAGTATCAAAATCAAATTTCTAAGAGTATTTTTTACTGTTCCAGTCTTATCAATCTCCAATTGCTTTTCCCAATCTTCATCAACAAACTCTCTTTCAGCTTGAGCCTTTCTTTCCTCTGCAAACTGCTCTTTCACTCGTTCATCCTCCAAAGCCAAATCTGTCATGGCTTTAAAAGAGGGCAGTTTACTAGGCGGTGTATTTTCTGCTACCTTTTCATCTAAGTCCCTAAACTTATGCACTCGAACCAAATCAAAAGCATTAAGCAGCATTCCACAGGCTGGATCGGTGGCATGATGGCTATAAGCAAATTTACCATCATAGATTACCAAGCCTGCTGAAGAATCTGCTGGAATATAATCAAATCGTCCATTCATGGTACTAGGTTCATATACATCAGGTAGAAATTCTTCGATGGCTTCTTCAATGTTATAGGCTCTGCAAAATGCTCCTATAACCCCTTCTTTAATTAATGGATCTGCTTGTTTAGTTATTTTCCTTTGTACAACCTCAGATTGTCGACTTGAGACTGGCCACATTGAAGTGTCCCGCCAGTCTACATATTTTGATAGATAGATATCTGGGTCCAATAGTTCACCGTCTTTCTCTTTAAATACAAACTCTCCATCTGACGGTGTAGAAGGCCAATACATTAGTCTTGAAGGTTCATAAGTGGTGTCATCGAATAAATCAATCCCAATCTCCTTTGCAACCATCCGACCAAGGGCTGGGTATTCATCCTCTGTTACTTCTCTTTTAAGTGGAATAATAAGTCTTAATCTTGGTGCATCTGGTGTATGTTTATGGGTAGAATAGATGCAGCATTTGAAATCATGTAACGCTTCAATTTGCTCCCAAACCTCTGGTTTGGCATAATCCATATCTAAAGTCAGAAGGGAACGGGAGAGGACATAACCATTTCTGCGTTTTCCTTCACGAAGGGCTCCTCCCACAAATCCACCGACGTCTTTTATTGAGTCCTGTTGAGCGCGACTCATTTTTCGGAACTCAGATACAGTTTCTGTTGTTCGTATGGTAGATTTAACTCGTGAGATAAAGTCCTCCCATGTGATATCTTTGTTCTTCCACTTTTTATCCATTCGGCTGTTACCAACCGCTATCTTCATAGCTTCTGCACCTCCTCGCAGTTTTCAGAAAAATACCGGATAGGTATACGATGCTTCGATGCTTTATTTATCTCTGCTTGCATCCCTTTTGAGATATAGCGACCAAATACCCACAGCTCATCACACTTTCTAAGCCATACCATGCCAAAGTATAGTCCTAGTTTTCTTTGTTCAGGATCGCCATCATCTAGCACTTGAGGGTATAGCAGATGAGGAGCAAAAGGAATGGTTCCTTGCTTCACTGCAAACTTCAGGTATTCTCTAGCTTTATTCAGATTTTTTTCTATGTCTCCAGCAAAAGGAGAACAAATAAAAACGCAAGGTTTATAGTTTTTTGCTTTTTCTTCACGCATGATATTTTCCAAGGCTTCTGCTGCAGTTGGATCTGGATAGCCTTCTGCGTTATATCTATCCATAAGTTACATCTCCTCGAATTCGGACTCTTGTTCAATCAATGGTAAAATGCCATGATCCTTAAGAAGCTCATAAATGAACAAGCGTCCTTTCTGAGTCCAGTAAGTATGAACCTTTGAATGCATCGTCCCATCATTTCCAAGGTAAGTATGGGTTTTTGTCGTCGTATATCCATGTTGAGCATACTTTTGATATAGAAGCCAAATCTTCCCTTGACGGAATTGAACACCTAAATTATGCAGATACTCATTAAACCAGCGCCCTGACTTTCCATAGTCCTTGGCTATTGTTGTGATAGACACCGCATCCTTACAGTTAAGTACCACATCGTAATAACTTGCTTTAGGTTTCATTTCTGCAATTTGCTGTTCTTGAATGCTAATGGTAGTAGTTAACTCAGCATTTTTAGCTCTTTCCGCTTTAAGCTCCTGTAGTGCCTGAATCAAAAAGTCTGGATTAGCAAGTAACTCATCTGTAGCATAAAGGCCATGCCTTCTGATTGAAGGAAGCACCTCATGGGTTACCCAGCGCTTGAACTTTTTAGCTTCTGGCTTTCGAGAAACCAATATCACGCTATAAAGACCACTTTCATTGATAATAGATACTTCCTGTTTTCCTCCAGGGGTGTCGATAATATCGACTCCCTTTTCATCACTGTCCAAACGAGCCATAACATCACGACTGTTTCCAATCTCTAATACTGAACATACATCTTTTAGAACCCACCAAGGATTTCCATCCTTCATTACTGTTCTTACTGTGTTGCCTTCATAGTTGAATATAGTTAATTTGTTCATATTGAACCTCCTGCTTATAGTAGTAGAGCAATAAAACATGCCCTCAGCTATAAGCAAAAAATGAGGAGGTTTCGAACCCCCTCAAATTAATCTTTTTTATAGAAATTGCATTCGTATCCATCTGCACGAAGTAAAAGTCCTTGAGCCCAAGTTGGCGTCTGATTCATTAGAGTACATATATCAGTAACGGTTACTTCTAAAGGGACTTCTAAAACTACCTCATCATGGACATGCATTACAATATCAAAACCTTTTTCATCAAGCTTTCTCATGGCACAGCAAAGAATATCTCTTGAAATAGCTTGCACAATATTCTCGACAAACTTAGGACCATAACTTTCAATGCGCTCCCATTTCTTTGTGGCACCAACTCCTTCATAAGTCACTGCTTCACTGCCAAAGCTGTTAATACCCATTCTTGGTTTAACATAAGTAAGCTGTCTGCCAGAAGGAAGCCATATTAATAGCATCCCGCTACGATACTCAAAACGGATACGATGAGTTTCAGTTCTGCACCTTTCTGTTACAGCTTCTTTGACAGCACGATCAACATCCCACCAAAGTCGTACAATATTAGGATTTGCATTTCGCCATGCATAGACCAAAGGTTTTAACTCTTCTTCGGTAAGACCCATGTCAAGTGCACCCATTGCTTTTAATGCACCTACAGAACCACCATAACCTAAGGCCAGCTCCGCAATTTTTCCTTTTTGTCTGAGAGGACTACCTTTTGTAACTTCTTCTAAGGGGACTTTAAACATCTGGGAAGCAGATGCTTCATAAATCTTGCCATGAGTAGCAAACACTTCATTTCTCCATGTCTCGCCTGCAATCCAAGCAATAACTCTAGCCTCTATTGCACTAAAGTCAGCAACGATAAACTTATATCCTTTCTTTGGCACAAAAGCCGTTCGAATTAATTCAGACAAAACTCCCGGAATAGAGTCATACAATATTTCCAAGGCATCAAAATGGCCACCTCTAACCAAGCGACGTGCCTGTTCCAGATCCGACAAATGGTTCTGAGGGAGATTTTGAACTTGTATAAGCCTTCCTGCAAATCTACCGGTTCGATTAGCACCGTAGAATTGTAGTAGTCCCCGAGCTCTTCCGTCAGTGCATACAGCATTTTCCATAGCGGTGTATTTCTTTACACTGGATTTAGCTAGTAACTGTCTCAGTTCCAGTACTTCACTCAGATTATCTGGAGCTTCCTTTAATAGTGCCTTAACTGATGCCTTATCAAGACTGTCTGTTTCCAGACCTTTTTCCGATAGCCAGGACTTCATTTGAACAACTGAATTAGGATTATCAAGATCAGTTAGTTCTTTTAGTCTGCTTGTTAGCTCTTCTCTTACTTTTTCATCACATTGAATCGCTTTTTTTACCAATTCCAAATCTAACTGAATACCCCGATCATTGATTTGCTGATCTAGAATATAGTTATTCCATTCCTCTTCAGGCATAGGAAATTTTTGAAGCTTTTCCTGTATAGAAAGTTCAACTTCAACGTCTCGAAGATTATATGCTTTGAAGCTATTCCACTTCTCTGGAGCATGTTCAGGTAGATTTCGTGTACGACCACCATTAGTTACTGTTGGTTTGCATGGAACTGAAAAATATCGAATGAGTTCTTTACCTTTTGTTAGCTTTTTCTTGTCTGCTCCTGTTACGATTGCTGCCCCTTCCAAAGATAAAGGAAGCCCAAGGTACGCAGACCAAACCATTGTGCAACGCCAAGAATCAGGTGCAAGGTGTATACCAAAGTACTTCGATAAGCAAATCCGCTCAAACTGCGCATTAAACGCCCATTTGGTAACATTATTATCTAGAATCGCTTGCTGTATTTCTTTAGGTATTTTTTCGCCACAAGCGAAATCTACTACTTGAACCGGCCCAGCATCCACACTGTAACCGAAAAGTAAAATCTCAAAATCCGGTGCTTCAGCGTAACGATAGACCCCGCTTTTGGCGAGGTCTACGCTGCTAAATGTTTCTATATCTATACTGAGGGTTCTCATGATAAAAAGTCATCATCCACATCAGTGGCAAAATCATCAGCTGCATTAGTTCTGCCACCCAAAGGTTCACCATCACGGATTTTTTGAATATTTCCAAGTCCACAGGCTATACCTTTGTTTCCATTGGAGTTAAAGGCGTAGAAGTTGATACTCACTCTTGCATAGACACCAGAGTATACTTCAGAACGATCAATGATTGGATTGACGTTTCTATCTACAATTTGTGGAGCGGTATTGCTATTGGCATTGATAAAATAGCTATTTGCATAAGCTTCATCATCTGGACGATCAATATCTCCGTCACGTAGAGGAAGCTTTAACGCCGCTTTATTTGGAATCTTACCACCGAATTTACCTTTACCTTCTTCTATTGCAGCATTCACCGCTTCATTGATAGCACTTAAGGTTTTAGTATCACTCTTAGGAATAATCAGGCTCACACTGTATTTTTCAGCACCGCCATTGATAGATTTCGGTTCCCACACATTGGCATAAGAAAGTCTGACAACTCCTGTAACTACTTTTGTTGGATTTGTTCTTTTTGCTGTTTTTGACATAATTTTTATACCTCCATAAAATCATTTTTTGCTGATGATGTGTTCATTTCAGGACGCTTATCTGAAACTGGAACTAGCGTCGGTTTGCCTGGTGGCTTCATAACTAGCTCACCAAGGATTTCATTAAATTTTGACTTGCCCATCAATTTTTCCATTTCGGTAATGGTAATGAGACTTTGCTTGTATATATCTCGGTATCCTGCATTCTTTGCTGCTTCTGCGACTGCTTCTTCATCTTTATATTTACGGTTGGAGCGACCTTCGACTACTTTAAACCCTGGCCACTTCTTTCCATGATTAACTGCTGCATCCGTCGCATAGGCTATAATCTCATTTGCCCAGTTAGTGAGATCACCGATAGAAGATAAAATGTCAGCAATCTCTTCATCAGATAAAAGTGGTGGTAGCGCAAACTCAAACGTAGCCAGTTTCATTTTTGCTTCTGCTCTTGCTCTACATTTCACAGCTGCTCTGCAAAATTGACACCATTCACCGGGACAGTAGTTGCCGTCACCATTGAAGGCTAATTCAGCTTTAGGTTTTAAAACTTCTTCAGCCCACTGATACAAGTTTTCTTTTGAGACTGTGGATGTACTGACATTTTCTCGACGGGGTTGATAAATTGTCATTGAAACCATTTCGATATCATAAATGCCATCAAATAGATCCAGTGCACCAAGGGCATAAAGTTTCATTTGAGGATTGTCTTCTGCGCTGACTAAGACACCCTGACCATACTTAAAATCAATAATGTGAAGAGTTCCATCAGCAATAATTAAACAATCCCCCGTTCCAAATCCCTCAGGTACATACTTTGAAAAATCAAGCCGCTGTTCTATCAAGATTAAGGGATCGCTACAAATTTTCTTGGCTTGCTCAATCACTTCAAGTACAAATTCCACGTAACCATCGATGTAATTGTCAATAT